AGAATAATAAAAGATAGATAAAGAGATTAAGTAGTAGTAATTAGAGCAGGTCCTGGAATTTATCGGGCCTGATTTAAATAATTAAAAAGGAAAAACAGAGGACGTATCATCTTCTGAAGAAGAATTGATAGACCCTGTGGTGGAGAAGAAGTTGGTGTTGGATTAGAAGTAGCGCCCTGAGATAGAGAAGAAAAATTTTAAGATTGATAATGGAAGTGGTTACAATAAGTAGTAGAAAATACATCAAGACCGGGGAGGAAAAACTTATAAGTAGAAAAAGCAAGCTTATGAAAGATAATTGGAGAAAGACTAGCAGAAGTTTGCAAATATAGGAGATGTTGGATTTGTGCCAGTTTAAAAGAAAAATAACTATGTTTAAGTCCACTAGGATGGTAAGACTTTTTCCGTCTATACTAAAGACGGGGTCCTTAGAACTTAAGGTAAACATGCCAGACTGGATGAGTAAACTGTTGAATAATTTTAAAAAATGAAACTCTAGAATGGTTGGAAGGGAATTAAGACTAATTATGAGAGGAAATATAGAGATGATAACGCTATAAAATATCTTCATTAGACTCCAACTTCTAGACCCATCACGTATAATGTGGTCATAATTTAAATAAGAAACATTTTATATGCTCATAATTAGTATGACAAGTTGCAAGAAGTCATAAATAAATATGGTAGGATTACTGGGTTTGTTAATGGCTTGCATAAGATATATAATTATCATCCATTGTCAACATTGTATACTCTATTAGATACGCCTATTTAAAAAGTTATTGATTTTATTGAACGTTTTTTAGACGAGTTTGTATTCAATATAAGAAAGTAAGGCACTGTAGTTTAAATTAAGAACCAAATATAGTAACGCCTCGATCTGAAGCTCAAAAGCAAACTTAGAATCCTAACTGACGACGATGAGGTGGATAAGGAGTTTTAAGAGCTAGTAGGTAGAACCACGAGTGATGATAATATATAGCTCTTAGAAAATATGTCTTCATAATAGAAAAGGATGAACCCCCTCATTATTCCTCATAAGCAACTAGAAGATTTAGCTAAGGTGTATCCAGTGTATTCAAAATTTAACGCTGATGGTACTCAAGAAATTATGTTACCTGAATTGTCTGAGACCCCTGTCTTGAAGTTGAAGAAAAAAGAGAAGAAACCTTTGAATATTAAAGCTGCTAACTTTAATCCCTATTCTGATGTTTATACTTTAGTTTCAAAGAAATTTTTTTAAAAATATAGTAATATGTTTGATTAAGGTTATGCTATAAGTGCGGGTATTGATCTATCATATTTACAGATCGATTATTACATTTAATTGTTTCACCTGTTTTAACACTTTAAGATAGACAATTAATCTTCCAATCAAACTCTAGCCTGGCAAATGATGAATTTATCCACTAGTACCTAGAAAGCTATTAATCACTAGAATGATTACGTCACGTATTATAGACGTTAGATATTGGATAGCTTAGATAAGCCTTTCTTTCACTTAGTCAAGAACAAAAAAGGTTATTATGAATGGAAATATGATAAGATCTATGTTAACAATTTCGATAGTAATCTGGCGGAAGCTCTGATGGTTATGACTTACATGTAAGCTGGGCTATTGTAAGTAGATAAAAAGGGACACTTAACGAATGATGCTAGACCTTGTACTTAATGTATTGAAGAATTAAAGATTTAATTGAGGTCATAGTTCCTAGAAGGGCTATCAAAAAAAGATGCAAATTATGAGAAAGTTAGAGATCATAATATTAGCGTTTAAAAACAACTTAACGATCTAAAAATTGGTAAAGGGCCTCTTTAAGAATTTGATATGGGTGAAGACAGCGCCCCATACATTAATGTCATAAAAACTCTAGATTTGAAGAGTGTTTCACTAGCTCTCACCCCTGACAAGTTCGTTCCTATAACCCCTAACATGGATCATACGGGGGACTGTTTAACCTTGTTAAAATCTTAGCTGAATCTCCATTAAAATATGTCTTAGAAAGAAGTATTACTATATTTAGAATAACAGATGAGTATATTCCCAGAAGGACTATCGTATAACAAGTCCAGTTTGATTTATATCAGATTGTGTATTAATAAAGGGGAGTATCACATTCAACTAGAATTGTCCGGACATAGGCCTGGGGAAGCTATGGACTTGTTTAGTAAAATAAGACAAGAATCTCTAGAAAATATAGCATAACCTGGTTTCAGTGTCGATGAGATACTATTTGTCTTAGGTTAACCTGTTCTTAATTTTGAAAAATAATGTTTGAAGAACCTTTGCACCTCTTTAGGTTTCTCATATCGAAATGATTTTTCTCTCTAAGCTCTTTGTTTCTTGAATTAGATCACTCTTCTGCACGATGGTTACTATTATTCAGATATCCCTAAGAGAGCTATACTTCTCAGAGATAATCATGTGTGTTATTATGGTGAAGTCTTTAATAATACTATCCATGATTATTTTGTACCTAAAGCTGGGTAGGTCATATAAGGTCCACCGGGTAAGAAGAAAGAGGGTGAAGCTGCGTATATTAGGAAATCTAAACCTCCTAAAGAAAACAAAGACACGGGACCTAGAAAATCAGAGAAGAAAGAAGCTAGGGAACGAAAATAGAAGTAAACTGATGAGATTAAGTAGGTAGTAGAGGAGCCTAAATAGACTTTGGATGAAGAAGACTCACATGATGAGGATGTTGATACACTATTTGCAGATTTTACTGTGCCTAAATTCACGAACAAATTATTTACTCAGGACGGTGATAAGATTATTCGTAAACCATTTCTAGAGCAATACATTTCTTATCAACATTTAGTCACTCCGAACACTTTTGTTCATTTACCCCTGATTCCCAACTCTCTTAAGTTCACGGATCAGTTCTGTTTATATGTAGGAGCAGATTATATTTAAAGTTTTGACTATAAGGAATACAATGGTCTAGTAGAATTGCCTGAATTTGTTTATAATAAGGATGCTACTAATTTTACAGTCATACCTTAAATGTGGAAGACATGGAAGAATTCCTGTGCTTATGAGTGGATAGCTGACTGGTACTTACCGATTCACCACTCTGATACTCATATAAGTGGTAAGGATGTTAAAGGTTTGATCCCTGGGAAAGATTATTTCTTCCCTAACTTTTATAAAACTGAGTATGTCAATGGAGTACCGTCTATGCCAACGTTTTTCGATTTGATGAAAGTTATGGAATACAATTATCATAAGACGGCAGTGCAACTGAAAGTGACTGGATCTCAGAAGAATTTTTTAGTTAGTGTATATTACACAATAGATCTATGCATACTTGTTACTTAAGATTAAAAACATAAGGAAATTTATAAAGCTAATGTCCCGTTGTTTAACAAGGAATTCGTTGAATTTTAGTGTACAAACAAAGCTTGCTATATATTGAATTTGACCTATGACGAAGCCAATCAAATGCCTCACATGGAAACACATAGGAGTACACTCAACCCAACTATTTAAAAATTTTACTTTTATGGAGTTAATGGGATGTCTACATTAAGTGAATTGCCCTATTATAAGAATTTTAGTTCGAGAATAATTCCAGAAACTTATGTTAAGGAGTTTACGGGAATCCCTAGTCTACCTTCTGAAGACATGGAAACTTATAATATATTGACTGGAAAAACCTAGGATGATGAAACAGAAAAAGAGGTCTCATTTTATCAAGCTATACCGGTGGATCCTAAGTTTAAGAAATTGACCGTAGCATAGAAGTACTAAGTAGTACGAGGTGGAACATTCATGAAATCCAAAATTTGGGATACTGTCAGCACTAATAAGGTACTTATGAAGAACTTTGAAAACACGGTCAACAGGAATTAATTCCTAGAGATGGTACGTACCCTTGAGAGTCAACTTGGTGAAGATGAAAAAGTGGTGAAAGATGAAGTAGTGGACGAGCAATACAAATAAGCTGTTAAAAAATAAGCCTTAAGAACAGTAGATAAAAGAGCTAGGTAGGTCATCTTTTCGAACACTCCTTAGGAATGTATAGGGTAAATTGCTGTCATTTGCCCAGAGTGTAGGCTCTCAGATCCTAGTATCGGCAAGAACTAAGCTAAAGCATTCTAGAGGTTCCTCAAGCATGAAAACTGGATAGACAATGAGAATGATATCTATCTAGTATATACTTGTCAGACAGCTAGTGGTAGCGTTAATTTTATTAATTATACAGTTGGAGCTTATGGTAAGTTTAAGAGTAATTTATTACCAGAATTCCGTTCCTTTTCATTATCTCATAATTCAACTGTCCCTGACGTTGAATCTGTAATCACTGTGATGAACAAGAGATATTAGGTAGTATCGGTAAATAAGGTTGCTATCAATCCTTTCTTCATTATCTATTAACTAAAATTAACTAGTACTGATGACAATATGGTCATATATCCATACATAGGTTAACATATCTTTAAAGATACTTTCTTGCCAGAAGAGTTGTACGGATCCATACTAGGTCTCTCAGGTGTGTCGGGTTTCACTAAGGAAGATAAGAACCGGTAGAACTTGTAGGAAGCTTACACTAGATTCGTTTTATCTGGGATATATCAGGCCTCTCTACCTTATATCTCCATAGATGGTTTAAAAATGGTAAGGTAAATAATTAATGCCGTAGTTAATTAAGACCAGTCAGATCTAGATTAATAAAAAGTTTTTATAGTGGACTAGAGTTGGTTGTTTAAACTCCTTTTTGAACATAGAACAAATTTAGATTATTGGTAACTCGTGTTGATAAGTCCTTTGTCCATAGCCCTGAAACCAAGATATTTGTATTAAGCAATCTTCTTTTATTGTCTAAACTTGTTGATATTAGTAGCTTTCGTTTTGAAGTACTTTAAACCTTACTGGAGCTACTTCACACACTATTACTTACATTTTGTCTGGATGTAACTAGAATTATCTTATACCGGAGCTTATAGATAATTGATTTAAAATTTAGTGAAGAAGACATGGTGTAATTGGTATTACACTAATGCCATTTAATTTGAGTATGCTGAGGACATAGTTTATGAGAGTCCATGGTTAAATCTAATCACCGCCGTAGGGAGGGTGATGAAAACTCATTATTACCTTTTACATACAATGGTTTATAGTGTTTATGTGTGGTTATTTAGCAGGTGGGGATTGAACTTAGGAGTAGATGAAAATCATATATATGGGTTTGCTCTATTGATTTTTTGGTTTGCCAGTCATCATAGGAAAGCTCCAGGAGCTGAATATGTGAAAGAAATTAAGAAAGCAACAATCGGTGTCCGTTAAAAACCCCATGACAAGGGGCCAACTCATGTAAAGCATTTACCTACGGATGCTTCTATCCCTGATGGAGTAACTGGTTGTAATATGAATAATTACAATGGTAAAGTTATCTGCAATTTTAAACCCTTGAACTTAATCTTAAATGAAAGCTTGAAGAGTTTTTAGAGGCTTTAAGAAGTCACACATAATTGTTTTTAAAAATTTTATAGGAATGTTACTGACCCTAAAATGCCTGTTGGAACATGTGTAAACTCTTATTCTAACTGCAGTGGAGCTTCTCAGAAAGCATTAATGCGTCAAGTCAATCCTACTGTCCTGCCAGATCCTTTGTGTGTTAAGTAACTATACAGGAACGTACGGGATTCATTGGATAACCTACCTCTAGCGGATTATCATTATGTTATTAGTGATTATATTGACAATGTCCGACGTAATGATCCCACTAAAGCAAAAAATTATTAGTTGATACTAGACCGACTTAACTTTAATTTAGCTTCAAAGGTCAGGTATAACCAATTTGAACAGATAGTGAAATCAGGTGAATTTTTTAAAACTAATCAATCTGGTGTCAGTTAAGGCAGACCTAGAAATATCTGTGACCCAACCCCAGAATGGAAGGTTCTTGGCGGCTTTGCAAATTTTTTATTAAGTTAATGGATGCTCAAGAAAATGCCTTTTTCTTGTTGTGGAATGAATATGCGGGACATGCGTTCAGTTATGAGTAGCCACCACGATGTGATTCTAAGTTTGGATGGATCTAATCATGATGCTCACCAACATCATTCATTACTGAAAGCTGTTATCCATCAAATCCTTGACTACTATTTGGATGACATAGAATTGTGTTTCAAAATGAGCGGCTTAGGGTTCTTCTGGAATGATGTTTAGTAGGGCTTAAAGAATTTAACCTACAACATATTCAGGGGTAATCCATTAGAATGGTAAGCTACTATTAAAGGTACTATTTTTTCAGGCATATATAACACGTATTTTGCTAATAGCGTACTTGTACATTGTTATATAAGAACCATGATGGGATTGTAGTGTTTCACGGAAGTACCAGACTTCAATGACAAGTGTTCTGGGGACGATTAGATTATAGGTATGTCTCGTGATATGCACTAAAAACTTATAAAAAGGGTCCCATTGTATTATAGTACCGCACAAACTTCTGTCACTAATCATGGGCTCGGTCAGGTATTGAAGACAATTGAATATAGTGGCCAATTTTGCTCAAGACAAAGTTACCCTGATGGGAAAAAATTTACCTGGAGTAGGATTTTAAAACCTGGAGATTATGGTTGTCATAATTCAGGAACTATATCTGAGAATCAAATCTTACCCATATCGTAACTGTCAGCTATGCGACACCATTCTAATAAGGTATGGGCTTCAGGCTTACCTGGATATTCTCAAATGTATTACGATGTAGAGTAACCTGACAAACTACCTTTTGATTCTAAACAGATAATGAAAATCAAGATGTATTAAAATTATATTTGTGACCCCTACCCAATGGCTGAGTAACTCTGCGTCTTTGAAAATCAATAATATCTAGCTCCAATAGAGGAATAATCACACCCAATAGAAGATTAATACTATAATACTAACCTAGAAGTTATACCGAAGGATGACTCTAGTACTAATGACGCACTACTTGGAAAAATACAAATTTAGAAAATCTAAGTCAAGAGTTTTAAAAATTTTTTAGCTGAACAGATAGGTTAACCAAGG